TTGATTGACTTCCACGCCTCGCCTTCGATATATTTATTAAATTTATCGTAGGCACCTTGGAAGAAACCAGAAACCCGACTCTCAAGTCGGATGGCTGCTTTCGTGGCAATGGAATCGCTCTTCGTGAGGGTGTTTTGGCCTCCTAATAAGGAGTAGACCCCGACAGCGTTTACGACCACTTCGAAATTGATAACAAGTTCGACTGCGATCGCGGGCACACTAGCCGGACCGTTTATACCTAAGAAAAGGCAAGACCGTCTGGCATTCTGCGCGTCGCTTAACGGGATAGACGGGTCAACAAAGTTGTACGCACCGTCACTGGTAGCCTGGGATAACCAGGTAGCCGGGGTACGCATGTCCATGCACTCAACCCGAGGGGAGTACGTGGCAGTTACCACATCCAAAACTCCACCATTGTCCATGGCCTCGAAGTTGTTAAACTCCGAGGCAATGATGGAACCACCGTTAGCCGTGAGAGGGGCAATACAATGCCACCTCGCTCCGGCAGACACCACGCGAGCGGAGGACGCGTTTATGGTGTTGATCGTGATCCAATTGGAATTCCCTGATACGGGAGTACCGAAAGTCCACGTGTCATTGGCGCCAGTCTGGTAGTATAAACCAGCCTGACCAGCGTTAGGACAAAACACAACATAAGCGTGGCCGTTGCTGTTAGTACTAACAACGACCAAGTCCTTGGCTTGAAACGTTAGAGACACTGCCTGACCGCCGTCGACCCATCTCGCACCACGAGAGTGGATACAGAACGGATCGGTTAGACCGCACGTTTTCGTCACAAGAGACCTAGGGACTCCGCCGCCACCAACCTGAACGTTGGCTCGGTTACGAGACCGTCTACGATTGCGACGTTTGCGCGCCATGGTATCAATCTTTCCAAGCTTATGTGACTGTTCAAAGACACACAGCCAACATAGGTTCATATTTAACGTCCGAACCCATGAACGGACACGCCAACGCTCGCTACAACGAGTCGGCATGAAGCTTCTCGACCAACGCCGAGAAAGCCTCGATCACGCGGGGATCGTTGTGACGACACTCCGCGAGAACCTGACCGGCATCCTCATATGCGAGCTCCTTCTTACAAAGGAGTCCGTACATTGCCTTTCTCCATGATGAGAGGTAGGCGGTGCCATGTTGTAACGAATAACCGTGCGAGCAGAACTCCAACACCTCATCTGGTGATTCAACGTTGTGCTCAACCACGTCCCTGAGCGTGATGCCCATAGAACGTGCGGCTTCCACGTAACGTTTGACGTCTAGTACTCCCCACGTGAGTCCGTCGTCTCCCGCCGCCAAAGGAAACAATATCCACCTGAGGAGCGCCCCGATGTAACACGCGTACAAACACCGTAAAAGTGTGTTCCTGCGTGACGTATCGGCACTTCCGGAGTTCAACATGCCAGGGTCCGATTTCGTGACTAACATACCGCTAATAACGGAGGGCGAGAAACACGAAACCTCGGCCCACCTAGCCCAGGCTCTGAAAAGGTCGGTGTTCGTAGAAACATCATAGACCAAAGAGTCAACGAGGACAGTACTCCTCATTATTTGGACAGTGTGGACCGCGTCATAGGACTTGACATCATCAGAGACGACCTTCGGGCCCCGGGTCTCGGAGGACGTTTTCACGAACTCGACGAAACTCCTAGTCTGGTCATCACTGAAGCCGATCCCGATCGCGCTTCCGGTGACGTACATATGCTCTTTAATGTCCTCCGACATTTCAAGAAAGAAGTATTTCTCAACCATCTGATCGACGATGGAGACTGGACTTATACATCGATATCTCCCATCCTTAAGCTTACGCAGGGGATGGGGCTCGTTCTTAATAAAGATCGAGGAAGGATCGATGAAACCATTTACAACGAGCCAATATGGATCGTGCAGATGTGCGTCGAGCTCACTACTTTTAGACATCCAAAGGAAGACACGGAGGGTGGCAAGACGAAGCAAAGCCTCGTAGTGGCCTTCTATGACATCCTTATTTGTAGCATATTGAAGCTGCAATGGGTATCCGGGCGTGCTAGTAGGTTTAACGTAGACCCACAGTATTTCCTCCAATCGCGCGCGAATTGAATCGCGCGTGGGAAGATCTACTGGGGTCTTCGTAAGTTCACTGGAGCCACCAGACTTACGTATGTGAGCCAGATGGTCGACCGCCCTGCAAAGAGTAGGCTCGTCTAAGACGGAAGCCCGGGGTCTATTAACGTGTTTGCCGTATGCGCGCAAGGTGTGACTTTCGCCCAAAGGCGGGTAGCCATACCCAGAGAGAATGTCGTCAACTTCTGGGATAAAAGATCTCACAAGTTCGACTCTCTCTTTGATCGGCGTTTTGGCCGCTTTCGCCGGCCTGCCGGTTTGCTTGCATCTGCCGATCCCTTTGAGTCCTGATGGGAGACTTTTGGGGATTTCGGGGGAATATTCCCCGAGTCGGACATGGGCTCTGAGGTACCTGAGATCAGCGTGGTATTGATCTCTCTCGGCTCCCGGTTCTGTACCAAAGTTGATAACAGGGAGCCAAGTCGAAAAACCGGATCGACATCTGGTTCCTCGTTGGCGACAGAGGTGGCGTCCTCGGCAAACAACAAACTTTCAACCTCCTCGCCTGGCTTGGCGGACTCATTGAGAATCCCACGAATGTAATCGTTAAGTTCTCTAGTCCTCCTACCCGCGGCTGCGGTGATGTGACCAGTCTCGATAAACTCGGCTTGATCATACTCGTCTAAGTCGAGAAAGAGATTCAACGCGTCAGTGTCGCTCTCCAAAGCGGCAAGGACACGAAGTGAAAGATCTACCTCGTCAGCTACAAAGTCATCATCCAGGGGAGCTGCACCCATTCGTCGCAGCCTGTACTCCAATTGTCGTACGGCCTCGAAATGAGCGTACTGAGACATGTCCTGAATGGACTCCTCAAGCACGTGCGAGTGGGTAAGCATACCACGAAACCTTTCGGCTTTGTGGCAAGGGTGAAAGTATCTGGCGCAAGCTCCGAAGTTTATGAAAACGTTCTTCGAGGATTCCGTAGCGCCAGTGTGGACGCCATAAAGATAGCGACCATACATGGCAGGAGAGCCAGAGAAACCTCGTCGAGTGTTGGCATTGTGATAGACGACGAAATCATCGTCGACTCCACAAGTAGCACCCGGAGACTCACACCAGAACCCTTGCTCAGGAAGATACGCCGCAATGGTTATGGGCGTGTCAAACTCATGAGGGGGTTTGCAACCTTTAAGGCCGCTAACACCCAAACGAGCGAAGACTGTGGTATCAACTTGGAGCACGCAAACATCCATTCTTGGGAAGTAGAAAGGACGAGCATCCTCAACAAGACAACCACGGTCGATCGAGAGCTCGGGGACACTGAAACAAATTGCTTCACGAACGACGTGAGCTGCAGTGACGATGGTATCGAGGTATCGAAATCCATGTCCGACAAGCTGCGGGTCGTCTCCTCCGCTGTAGAAGCAAACCATATGTCCAGGGCGTTTCTTGAGACGACGCGAACGTGATTTATTAACCACTGCTTCCTC